CTTTATGGACATGGTTAAGGACTGAGTGTGGCACAAATAGCCATGATAAACGCATACCTCGTGAATATTTACAAGCTGATAAATCAGCAAGAAAAGCTCTTTTGTCTGCTTTACTTGAAGGTGATGGTGGTAATGCCAATGGACAAGGTAGTGGTGGTTTGAAATATAGTTCAGTGAGCAAGCAATTAGCCGATGGTGTCATGGAATTGGCTCTAGGACTTGGTTATGCTACATCTGTTTACGAAGAACATGGAACATATAATGGTCAGCCGTCATCAATATGGCGTGTCGCTATTCGTAGCCAGCGAAAAGGGTGTCAAGTGCTTTCTAAACATGTTAAACTCGAACCTTATGATGGCATGGTTTACTGCTTCGCTTTACCCAAAAACCATATTTACATTACGCGGCATAATGGCAAAGTGGCTATTCAAGGAAACACCGGTAACCTTGCCACTGCTAAGACGGTTGAACTGCCAATGCTAAAAATGTTTCAATCCTATCAGTCGGTGTGGGGCGATGCTTACCAGGATATCTTTGACTTGGTACTCGAATACAACAAAGTCCCTGAAGATAACTGGTATGTGGACAAAGACTTCCCAGCGATAGCACCGGAGGATGTGTTCGCAGCAGCTCAGGCTATAGTACAGATGGTTATGGCCTTCCCTGAGTTCGCATCGGCGCCAGAAGTTAGACAGCAAGCCTTAGTAACTCTAGGAATCAACGACCCCGCCCAGGTCTTAGATGCGCTGGCAAAAGAGGCCAAGTTAGACCCGACAATATCTCTGAGAAAAGCATTGGTAGAATTTAGGAGATTCCTTGAAGCAAAAAAGCCAACTCAATAGAGTCGTCTGTTCAGACTGTAGCCGAATCGAAACCCTGGTAACTGTCAAGGGAAGAAAACACTGGTGTCCGAAATTACACAAGTGGATTGGCAAAAGACATTATGATAGGCCGAGACAATGTTGTTTCCATGTTAGACCTAGCGAGATAAAATGCTAACAGGTGAAGCTAAGAAAATCTACCAGCGTGAGTATATGAGAAAGAGGCGAGTTGTTAAGCCGTTAGACCCTTTAGTTGTGTTAGACCAGACCTTAGAACAGTTGCATGATTACTCTTGCCGGCTAGAAAAGGTTAATGATACAATAAGCGAGGTAGCAGAGACTATGAAAAAGAAACGCAAAGTTATTGAACCTGCGGACGAACCTAAAAAGGAAACGACCCTGATATTGGAAACCAAAATCTGTCCCGCCTGTGGCGGCAAGGGATACCGAGAGTTCGAGAGTGGCTTGATAAGACTACCATGTAGGGAGTGTCAGAAATGAGCGAATGGCAAAAGTGTCCTGTCTGTAACGGTAGCGGGCTAGTACCTTTCGATTTCTACTGGCCTTATCAACAGAGGGATAGCACTTCGGCACAAATTCCATCTGATACCTGTCGAACCTGTCATGGAAGTAAGGGTTACTGGTCAATGAAAGAACTTGAAGGATACGAATTATATCTCGACTTGAATGGTCGGCATCTTAGCCTCGTAACTATAAAGAAAATCAGAGAAGGATTAGTTGAGCAAGGTTATCACACGATGCTAAGGGATTTTTGCATTTATAAGAAGCGGATAGACCCGCCGCCAGCGACACCAGAGTTAAGGCAATCAGCATGAAAGAACTCGATGACGTCATAGACTTACTTGAGGCGAGTATCCCCGCAAATCCAGCGGCGCCTCAGAACATAAAACTGGCCAATGAGCTAGAGCGAGACCTCAAAAAGTACTTCGCTAATCTTGAGAGCATGATGCCTGATTTAGAGGGAATCTATTATAAGTATGTGGGGCAGGAGTGACACCTTACTATCAGGATAAGTGGGTAACAAAAAGGAGGATAAAATGAACGGCAGTATAACTGGTAATACAGAACACATACATTGTTTCTGCACTCAAAGTACGAATGGTGACTTAAAGTGTTGCAAATGTCTTAAAACACAAGACCAGGTTTTAGAAGAAATGCGGCAATTAGCAGGGAATACGAGATACATTCAGGCATTGCAAAGGAATATTGATTCAAAAAGAGCGCTGTAGTCAGGAAGTCATGGAGCTTTCATGCCAGACCTAAACTCAGACCTTGATGATGCCCTAGAGCCTATAATAAGATTCTTACAATCTGCTCTAAGGACTACCATCGAAGGCCACTTAGTCCGTGCCTATATTCAAGGTGACAAAGAACTGATTTACTGGGGCATAACAAAGGGCGGCATCCCGATAGCCTATGAGGGACCGCCCTCTGAGCAGGCTATAAAGTGGGCTAGGGATTACTGTGCCAAAATGGTGACTAAGATGGATGATGAGACCAAAACCAGACTGGCAAAAGCGGTAGCCGAGGCGATAGAGAATAAGCGCGGCGTCCCCGGGCTGGCTAAGAATATACGAGAAGAGTTTGCCGACATGACCCGCTACCGCTCACAGATGATAGCACGGACTGAGACAGCCAAAGCCCTGAGTGAAGGCTCTCAACAAAGAATGAAAGATATGGGCATTGAGTATAAAGAGTGGGTCAGAACTAGCGGCTATGATTGCGATGTGTGCGAGGATAACGAAAACGCCGGCATAATTCCAATAGATGATGCCTTCCCCAGCGGAGATATGACTCCTCCTTCACATCCTAACTGTATGTGTGTGGTATCGCCAGCGAGGAAATAATGGAGAAGCTTGACATCATAGACCCCAAGAGAGTAGAATTGCAGGGATACATTGAGAAGATTCCCTGGAAGAAATTTATTAACTATGGGTCAGTCAAAATTATGATTCAAAATGGCAAAGCGGTATTGATTACTTTGGAAGAAACTGTTAAAATGTTAGATAGAGCGTAAAAGCTCGGTAAAAAAGCTGAATGGAACAACCATAGGCGAAAGTCTGTGGTTGTTTTTTTATGCCTTATACGACAGCTAACCCACCAAGCGCAGTCAAGGGACTTCCCTCCCATGCTATTGAGATATATGTGGCTGCCTTCAATTCCGCTTTAGAGCAGTACAAAGATGAAGGCAAGGCCGCCGCGACTGCATGGGCGGCAGTCAAAACCAAATATAAGAAAAATGAACAGGGCGACTGGGTCGCGAAGGAGGCAAGTGTGATTGATGAATTGAAATCAAAGCACTCTGAGATAATTCAAGAGCTAGGCCGGCGCAATGCTAGTGCTGATGCTGGGCGCATCAAAAAGATAATGGAACTCTGCCAAGAACTTCTGTCCAGCGAGCCGACTGAAGAGAAAACTACTGAAGCTCTGAAGGAATCCGACTCTGTTCTAGCCTGGTTAAGAGAACAGCCGATTGTCAAAACCGAAGATAGTGTTCAATTCCCTGCGGCCGCTTATGCTTATGTGCCCGATTCTCAAAACCCCTCTACTTGGAGATTGAGACTATGGGAATCTGTAAAGTCCACCAAGAAACAGTTGGACAGAGCATCGGCCTATTTGAGCCCAGGCGGATTTGCAGGTGAGCGGATAAATCTTACTTCTATTGCCTTATCAGAAACCAAGCGCAGAATCCGCTCTGAATATAGAAAACTCGGTATTGAAGAAGATATGCCCCGATGGGTAAAGGAGGCTGAATTGAGAACTTATCTCCGTGAATCAATAGAAATTCCAATCGAGGAAGTTAATAGAGAGAATCTATCTAAAGGTGTTCTTCCTGTTAGATTCCTGCGTCCAGGATTTAATGAAGGCAAGACTCGATATTATACCGAGGCTGCACTTGCTGATGCCTGTACTGTCCTTGATGGTATGCAAATGTTTGCAAATCATCAGACAGAGGCAGAGGCTAGAGAACGCCCCGAAGGTGATATACGAGATTGGGTTGCTGTTCTTGAGACAAAAGGAGTTTCCCAGAAAGGTAATGCCATAGGTGCATCTCTTATACATGCTCCCTGGTTCAAAGAAATGGTGAATGGTCTTTATGAGCAGGGGACTCTAAACAAATTGGGCGTATCGATAAATGCTATTGGTAAAGGTGTCAAAGGTACTATTGATGGGGTCGAAACACTGGTTATAGAAGCAATAACTGGTGGACGTTCAGTAGACTTTGTAACTTTGCCTGGAGCAGGTGGAGTTGCTGGATTGAGAGAAGCAATTCAATTAACTGAAGCTGACAATAAGTTAGCAGAGATAGATGTGGACTTAATTAGTTTAGCAACTCTCAGAGAACATCGACCTGACTTAGTGAAGGAAATCGAGACTTTAACTAAAAATACCTTATTGAAGGAGGTCAAAAAGACTATGGAACTTGAAGAGGAAAACAAAACTCTGAAAGAAGCAAATGCAACCTTAACCACAGAGAATGAAACTCTCAAAACAGAAAAAGAGACCGCTGAGAAGGCGAAACTTTTAGCTGAAACCAAAGCCACTGTTGAGGCGGCTGTTGGCAAGGCGGAATTGCCCGAACCAGCAAAGGCTCGCATTCTGGAGAGGTTCAAGGATGCTGAGAAGGCCGATGGGCTTGAAGAGGCAATAACAGCCGAGCAAACCTACATAGCCGCCATAAGCGAGGCGGGAAGAGTCAAAGGTCTGGGTGGGGGCAGTCCTGAAGATGATGGCGATAAAGCTCTAGCCAAAGCTCTCAGGGAAGCAAACCCGACCTGGACAGAGAAACAAGTCGAAATCGCCGTTAGAGGGCGATAATTAAAGAAGGAGGTACAAAAATATGTGTCCAGCTATATATTATGCAACTGGTAAAACTGCTGGAGATCAAGGCTCCAGCGACTTAGAAGGCAGACATATCCAAATTGAAGAAAGTCTGCTAATCCATCCTTATCATTCCGATGGTTTGGTTGATAAGGGAGACCCAGTAATTGTTGGAAACCCCGCATTAGGTTCTTGTGCTGTTGGTGTCGCATTTACGAGTGCGGTAGCCGCAACCGATTCCATCACCATAGACACTGAGGGGATTTGGTTCCTGAATGTCCTGGGCAAAGAATCAGACGGCACTATCGATGGGCACGCTCATGCCCTAGCTTTGGGCGACCCTGTCTATATCGCAAGAGAGGCTGCAACTTCGGGAGCACCCTATATTCTCTCAGGCGAAGACGACCCAGCGGATTTCTTGCCGTTTGGTTATGTCCTGGGTGATGTTACCAGTAGCCTAACTGTCCCGACCCTTGTGGCAGTCAAGGTTCACTGGAATCCGAACTATCTGGAGAGCATCAATGTTGGTAGCCTTAGTCTTAATACGCAGACTCAGGTTCAAACCGTTGATAACCTTGAACTCGATATAGCAACCTTGAGGGCTGGTGGCGAAACCCAAGAGTCCTGGGGACTAGAGTATGCCTGGATGAAGTGCTTTATCGGCCTTGCCAATGCACTACATGCCGATGAAGACATGTGTGGTATCTACATCCGGCTTGAGGATGACACGGCTTCGACAGGTGGCGACCTTTTTGCTGGGCGATTCCAGACTCACGTAAGTCATGCCAGCACTCATACTCGGATTTATGGACTGTATGTGGCCATTTCCAACGAAGTCTCTACCGTCATCTCAGAATCGTTTGGAATTGCGATTGCTATGGGCGGCGCAGGTTGCGCTCCAGCAATACAATCGGCAATTCAGATAATGGGCGATGGCACTCTGGGTGGAGTCCAGAGTTGGTTCCAGACAGAGATTGGCAGAGGTGCTGGTCTCAAAGCTAACGTTGCCGCAGTTGGCAATACAGTATTTGAAATCCCAATCAATGTAAATGGGACAAAATATTGTATTCCAGTAATCGCTTGGGCATAAGGAGTTAAAGTGAAGATTGAGATAACTGGCGACCCTGTAATCGATAACCTGAAGAGCCGGAAGGAAACAACCGTCTCTAAAATTCAGGAATTGGCTTATAAGCGACTTCAGTTGACCAGACAAGTCGAGGAAATCGACAAGTTTATTGGACAATTGGAGGGTGCTTCGGTGGCCAATGAGCTAGTACAAAAGGATATCGATTCAAAGAGAGCCATAGCCCAAGCGCAAAAAGAGGCAGATGAAAAGAAGGCTGCCGAAAAAGTAACAAAGAAGGAGGTCTAATATGGAACTTTTGAAATTAGTCGAAAACTGGGACGGATTTAGGTCTGTCTCAGATGTGAAGAAACCCGATAACTACGAAGCCCAGCTCAAAGAGGTAATCGACCTCTTGAGTAACGCTAGAGGGCTTCCATCACATCGCCGCGAATACCTACTCAGGGAAGCATTGACCACATCGGACTTCCCCTACCTGTTCGGCGATGTTCTCGACAGACAGGTCCTGGCTGCGTATAAGGCCGTGGACCCTGTCTGGAAAGCATTTACTCGACCTGGAACTGTACCGAGAATCTATCCCCAGGTGGGCGGATACAGATTTGCCATTACTGGCGGTGACCAGCACCTAGAGTTGGTTGCTGAGAAGGGTGAGTACCTGGCCAGCGACCGCAATGAGGCTCGTTACTCCTGCTATGTCAGGAAATATGGACGCCAGTTTGACATCTCCTGGGAAGCACTAATAAACGATGACCTCGGTGCTCTGAAGGACACGCCGGAGAGATTCGCTCGTGCCGCAGTAAGGACTGAACACCGCTTGGTGACCGGCACCTACGCAAATAACACAACTGCCGGCGCACATGGTGCTTTCCTTTACTCCATTTTCGCCGGTGAGATAAATGCTGATAACAGTCTCTTGACCATAGGGAATCTTGAGAACGCTTTGGAGGCTATGGCAGCGTTCACAGATGCCAATGGCGAGCCCATAATGAACAGGGCGAAATACCTTGTGGTTCCCCCAGGCCTAGAGATGACGGCTCGGCAGATATTGAGCTCAACGACTAAGATGTGGCTAGAAAATACCACATTGGCCGCAGCTCCTACTGCATACGCCATGCCTATGACCAACGTGGTAGCCCAGATGGGATTGACTTTAATAGTTGACCCCTATCTACCAGTGATGGATACCACAAACGGCTTGACAGCATGGTATCTGTTCGCTGACCCGAAAGACATCGCTGCTATGGAGTGCGATTATCTGGTCGGCCATGAGAGACCGGAGATTTGTATGAAGGCCAGTGATAAGGTTTCGCTGGGCGGCGGTGAACTCGGCCCGATGACCGGTGACTTTGGAACCGATAATGTCTTCTACCGCGTGAGGGACATCTTCGGCTGCAATAAGCTCGACTGGAGAGCCACCTACATGGGAGGCTATGTAAGCAGGTAAGTTTTGCTCTTAGAGGGGAAGGAGAAGTTTACCCCTTCTTGCCTTCCCCTCTAGGGGAGAGAAAATATGGCTGGATGGATTGAGCAACCCGCCGAAGTCGGCGCTAACTATTATTTAGACCCGCACCGAGAGGCCGGAGAGGAAGTGTCGTCTACTTATGAGGGGCGGCATGTTTATGTCCAGGAAGTTGTACTTGTCCACGCTGGCTCAGGGCTGGTTGAAAAGGGGCAGCCAGTGGGCTTCTGGGAAGGCGTAGGCATAGCTCTGAAAACCGCAGAATCAACTTCAGAGAATATCCCCATCGACACTGAGGGGATATGGCGGGTATCGGTAGTAGCCGAAGCTGCGATAGTAATAGGGCAATCGGTTTTCATAAATAACTCCGGTGTGGTTACTGACAATCCAGCTAATGCTATGGCTGTGTTTGGCTATTCCTTACAAGCGATTACTGCCCCAGGCACAGAAGTCATAGCGGTTAAAGTCCACTGGATGAGCGTAAACTGGCTGTGGCTCTTCTGGTTTTTCATGCAATATTCATGGTATGGAAATGGAGAATAGGAGGTAAATATGAGTAATCCAGCAATAGACTTTCCCTGGAGGAAATTGATTGTTTCCGCAGACACCTTGGTCCATAC